CACTGAACAACAAGTCAAAAGTAGAAGTAAAAAAATGAAGATATCTTTATTAAAATCATTGGTTAGAAATAGAAAACTTACACCAATGGAAAGATTAGGTGCCCGAATAGGATATATGGGTGCCGGATTATTAATAGCAGCACAATGGACTATAGAACCTGCTTTATATGTAATGGGTTTTATATGTGTTTTATTCCAAGTCATAATGAGGAAGCAGTGGAATTTAGTAATTCTTAATGTAAATGGTCTATTTGCTTGGCTAAAGCATTTTTTCTTTTAAAATAACTGGCGTTATATTAGGACTGTTCCTATATTTATACCCATGGATATCAACAACATATTCAATTTATTTGGAGACTCAGGAAGTAAACATGAATCTAACCCTGAGATATCAATAAACATGGAGGATTTCGAAAATACCCCTTCATATAAGATTGGTATGTTCAAAAAGATAATCCTCAACCAACACGTATTTCAGAAAAAACTTATAGACATGTTTAAAACTCCAAAAGATGATTTTGGAATGGAAGGTATGGATGAAGTTGGAGAATACATAGCACACCATAGAGCCTGGAGTTATATGAAAGATTGTGTTATAGAAAACGAAATATGGCAAGATAGCCTATCAATCCAAAATGATGAAAATCTAGAAACCGCAGTAAAACTATCAATTTCTTTCTTTGAAGAAGTAGAAGAATACGAAAAATGCGCGTTTTTAAAGAAAATTTCACTTTTTCTTGAAGATAATTTGGAGTCATAATTTACCCCTCGTATATTCATACCACAGGGTTTGAAAAAACGTATAATAAAAAAAGTGTGACAAGGTGATACGGTGTCACCATTCATCCCTTTTTAAATAAAACAAATGAGAAATAAAAAACTAGTACAAAGACGCTTATCCAAACTATCAGGACAAATGAAAGGGTTGGATATGGAAATCCATAGAGGCGGATCTAGAACTTCTATCAATGAAGCACAAAGAGAAATAATGGAAACAATCCAAGATTTAATGGATATAGTAGAAAGAGAACAAGGTTAATATGAGTCTAACAGCAGAACAAATTCAATCAAATTGGGAAAAATTTATAGGTTACATTAATACCTACATCTCAGACCCTAGGAGGGAAAAATTAATTGCATTTTATACTAAACATGAAGATGAAGTAGCTATGATGCCTGCTTCTCATAAAGAAGCATACCATAATGCATTCCCTGGTGGATATGTAGATCATGTTAATAGAGTTATTGAAGCTGCTTTAGAATTTAATAAAACATGGTTAATGTTTGGGGTAGAAGAAAATTACACAGTTGAAGAACTTGTATTCTCTGCTTTAAACCATGATTTAGGTAAAATGGGTGATGGGAAAGAATACGCTCATAAACCATCTCAGGATGAATGGAGGAAAAAGAATTTAGGTGAAATGTATACTTTCAATAAGAAATTATCTTATATGTCAGTCCCAGAAAGATCAATTAAATTATTAGTTGATGCAGGTATTACACCTACAGAAAATGAATGGTTAGCTATTCGTTTACATGATGGGTTATATGACCCAGCAAATGAGCCTTATTTAAAGAATTTCATGCCAGAGTTAAAACCTCGTACTTCTTTGATATTTATAATTCATCAAGCAGACTTAATGGCAGCAAGAATTGAATTTGAAAAAGTATGGCTTCCCAAATTTAACAACACTTCTGGAGTAAAACCTAAGGAGAAAAAAGTTGGTATAAAAAATAAAACCTTAGGATCTATAAAAAGTGAAGGTTTAAAAGATATGTTAAACAGCCTATGATAATAACAATTTCAATATCAGTCTTATCAGTATTAGTAGTAATCCTTGGGTTTACTACTTTTAATTTACTTCGTAAAAACGAAAAACAAGAAGACATACTAGCAGAATATTTAACATATCTAGATAGATTATCTAAAGTTATAGATGCATCAGATAAAAAGTTAAAAGAAATAGACCAAGCAGGTACATTTAAGTCAGATGATGAAGTAGGACATTTTTTCAAATCTGTCCAAGAAATTCAAGGCATCTTGAATGATTTCAAGTTAAAAGAAATAAAATGATTACCGTGGCTAAAAAAAGAAGACCTAAGTCTAAAAACTACTTTACAAAAGATACAGAAAATGCAATTGTTAGATATAATAATGAACCTGATTCTGAAATTAGGAGTAACATCTATAGGGATGAAATACATTATGCTTTTTTTAAATTAACAGAAAACATAATACACACATTTAAATTTTATTATACTGAAGTAGACCAAATAGAACACTTACAACATGAAGTAATAACCTTTTTACTTTCAAAAATACACCTATTTGACCCAGGTAAAGGTGCTAAAGCATACTCATATTTTGGCACAGTTACCAAAAATTGGCTTATAATATATAACACTAAAAACTATAAAAAAAGAGTTCAAACTGCACCTGTAGATGAATTATTTAAAGATGATAATTATTCTTATAACATGGGTGAAGAGAAAGAAAAAGACAAGTTATCTATTTTTATAGATGCTTATGTTCAACATGTTGAAGAAAGATTTAATAAGTTTTTTCCTAAAGGTAATGATGCTCAAGTAGCAGATGCTATACTAGAATTATTTCGTAAAAGAGAAAATATAGAGATATTTAATAAAAAAGCTCTTTACATCTACATTAGAGAAATTATGGCTACTAATGGGTTAGAAGTTAAAACTCCCAAAATTACAAAGATAGCAAATAAATTATATGGTCTTTTTAAAAATAACTACATTTACTATTTAGAAACAGGCAATATAGACTTTGAAAGATCTTAATTTCTTATATTTATACATGAACCAAACGTATAATTATGAGCCACTTAGACAAAAACATATTCGGTAAAAAATCCTACTCTGATCTCTTAAAAGAAATATATGATAATCAAAAGAAAAAAGAGACCCAAATTAGTGCTTTAATCAATGAATTAAAACCATTAATTAGTGATATAGGTGATGCTACAATGATTGTACCACTTATAAAAGAATACATGGAACTTGGCATTAAAAATGATGAAGCTCTTATTAAAGTTGCTACAATATTCCAACGCATATTTGCGAATGAGGGTAATGAAGAAAATGGTTTTGGTATTTCTGAAGAAGAAAAGGAACAACTACTTAAAGAAATAAACAACCTACAATTACCACCTAAAAAAGAAGATTAATGGGATTTAAAAAAGGTATTTCTGCAAACATAAAAATCCCAGCAGGCAATAAAACTGGGGAGATAGATAGACTTTCTCAGGTATTAAGTAAGGTTAAAGGGGGATTCCAAGTTGGAAGAGTAACTGATATTATTCTAAATCCTAATTTCCCAAATATTGATGATTATGGGGGGTTAAATGGTATAGGTACTATATTTTTTGAATTAAATCAAAGAATTTCTAGTAAAAATAGCATTGCATTACCTTTTTTTCCTAACACTTCATCTTATCCCTTAGTTAATGAGCTAGTTCTTTTGTTTAAACTTCCTAATAATGCTATAGGAAATAACACTTCAAACACATCATATTATTATATCAATATGATAGGTTTATGGAACCACCCCCACCATAATGCTTACCCTAACCCAATAACATCAACCACACTACCAGAACCACAACAAAAAGATTACCAACAAACCCAAGCGGGTAACGTTAGAAGGATAACAGATGAATCTTCAGAAGTAGATTTTAATAGCCCAACTAACCCATCACAAAATACCTTTATAGAAAGATCAAATATCCATCCTTTACTTCCTTTCTCAGGCGATATTATATATGAAGGTAGATGGGGAAATAGTATAAGATTAGGAAGTACAGCAAAACCAACATTGCAGGATGCATTAAATGATTGGTCTGATGTTGGGGAGAATGGTAATCCTATTACTATTTTTAGAAATGGGCAACCCTTAAAATCTTCAAATGAAGGTTGGGTTCCTATAGTTGAAAGGGTAAATGATGATTTATCTTCTATTTACCTTACAAGTAATCAAAAAATACCTATAGGAGTATCAAATTCTAACTATAGCTCGTTTTCATCTAAACCAATCCTCCCTTCTGAATTTACAGACTCACAGGTTATTATAAACTCAGATAGATTAGTTTTTAATTCTAAAAGTGATAGTATTTTATTAAGTGCTCAAAAATCTATTTTTTTAGGTTCAAATTCGTCAATTAGTTTATCTACTAAGGATTATACAGTAGATTCACCACAGATTAAATTAGGGAAAGGTGCTACTGAGTCTATAATTAAAGGAGATAAATTTTTGGATGATTTAAGTTCAATAATGAATGAACTTTCAATACTATGTACTCAATTATCAAAATTAAAAGAAGTATCAGCCGTTGATGTAAATAGTGGGAAAATAGTTTACACATCAGCAGTTAAAGGGGAAGTATCAGCTGTTGCAAAAAATCTAAAAGGGATGATTGATGATTATCTTATCCCGCAAATAAAATCCCCTACAGGATATAAATCAAACGTAAGTAAAACTTTATAATGGCTTTTAGATACACATACGAATATTTTATTTATAAATCTGCAAGTGGGTGGAGTGTAAAAGCTGTACCTAGATATTACAACCCAGATTACGTAGCTGAAGGAACGGAAGAATACCAAACTGCACGTTACCCAGCATATCGCCCTGAATATGGTTACGCTGATAGTTACACTGAAGAAAGAATTAGAGAAGACTTAGATAGTCTTTTTAGTGTAAATCCCCCCATGTTAAATGAGGTAGTAGCTGATTATTTAATTGACTCTTATGATAGCCCTCAATATCCTAAATCAGGTACAGATAAAAGCGGTAATCAAGTAAAAGAAGACCCTATCCCAAATGCTGAAATAGAAGAAGCTAATGAAGATGGTACTCCTTCAAGTACTGGGATAGAATATAAAATTCAAGGGGATCCTACCTTAGTTGAAAAAACAAAAGGAGGATTTACTCAAGTAACCTGGGATTATATTGTTACTAATAATATTAACCTCCCTAACTATACTGCTAAAAAACAAGCTTTAGCTAATGGTCCGGATTCATTAGGAAGATTTTCTAAAGCAAATAAATATGCCCAAAAGATTGGATATGATTGGGAAACATCTGCAAACTTCCCAGAACTAGCTCCTAAAGAACTAAATGAATTAATATTTGAAGTTCAAAAAGAACAAATATTAAAAGAATTTAAGGATTTCCCACCTAGGATTAAAGAAAAATCATACAAAAATGAAAATTACCCTAAAGAAGGAACACCTAAAGAACTATATAACCAAGATCCTATTTCATATACTTTTAGTAGTATAGTAGTTGACCAAACAACCCAAGAACCTATATCGGGAGTAAAAATAAAAGATTTAGATAAGGTAAAAACTAAATCTGATGCTGATGGTTTTTTTGAACTTACCAGTACTTTCACCCCTGGTAAGGTTCAAAAGTTAATATTAAATGTTAAAAAATATGGTGAAAAAATAGTAATTATTACAACTTTAAATAGCTCAATTAGATCAGATATTAACATTATAGAACTCATCCCTGATACTAAAAACGCTGACTCTGGTATATTAAAGGCCCAAGGAACATCTGATGAAGAAAAAGAAAGATTAAGTAAAGAAGAAGCAGCAGAATTTGTAAAAAAGACAGCAGAAGAAATAATTGATGAAATTAAAAAAAGAGCAATTCCTTATGCTATAAAAAAATTATTATGCGAACCTTTTGGGGTATGTGATCCTTTAGGATTAATAGAACAAGCTAAAGAATTAAAAAATAAAGCAAAAAATGCCAACCAAAAAAGAAAAGAAAAAAAAGAAGAAAAACAGACTGAAAAAGAATTAAAAAATGAAGTTGCAGATAACCAAGATGGAGGTTCTTCACCATCTACAAATGAATATTAATAATGTTAGATTCCAACACACTATCCCAAGTAAAAACTTTAATTGAAGATGGATTAACTTGTCCTGCTGATATATCGGGCTTAAATAAAGTAATCGAATTAAAAAACAAACTAACAAAACAACTAAATAATATATACGATAAAATAGACTCTATAAATAAATTTTTAGACCCACTAGAATCACTTGTTAATACATCTAAAGTAGGAATAGACACAGCTCAAATAGCAATTGACGCACTTCAATTTATACCCTCAACGGTAGCAACCCCAATCCCAGCAGCGGGGATTATTAAAGGTCAAAAAGCTATAAATAAATTAAATAAATTAGTCAACAAAACAGAAGGACAAATTGGGACTGGAGTAGGTTACTTAAACATAGTAAAATCAAATCTTGAAAGAATATTAGATCTTCTAGCTTTAGTTGATTTGTTTATAGGTAAATGTTCTGAAGATCTATTAAAAAATAGTACTGGAGACCAAAACCAATCAAGTGCTTTACTTTCACCACAAACTCGTATTTCTAATGAATTGTTATCCTCAACCCAGGAACAATCTAATCAATTATCACCTGTTGTAACTAATATTAATGGTTTTAAAATGGGTATTGTAACCATAGACAGTGTAACTATAGGGGGGTTAAAAAGAAGAAGAGCAATAGCAAAAAATAAAGCAGGGATAGTAATACTTAAAGGAGAACCTTCATTTTCATCAAATGATCAAATACTAATAGATGAATTAATATTTTATATTAAACAAAACGATTTAAAAGCAGAATAAGTTAATATTTATTAAAAACACCACAATGAAATTAGACGCACTTAAAAAAATAATAAAAGAAACTGTTAAGGAAGCGATACAAGAAGAACTTAAAGAGGTTTTATTAGAAGCAGTTAGGTCACCTAAAATTGACACAACAGCATCATCTAAACCAATCCAAGAAAATAGAACTATCACTTCAACAACACCATCACCTGTATCACAGGCAGATAGGAGACAATCTTATATGGATATTATAGGTGAAACTGGGATAAATATGAAAAGTGGAGATGCTCAAGGATTTGGAAATAAACCATTTAACCCACAAGGAGGAGGAGATACAACATCACCAAATGGAGCTTTACCCGGGGGTGAAGTTAATATGGATCAAATAATGGGATTAATGACAAATAGATAATGGCATTCGACGCTCAACAAATATATCCAATAGACTTTAATAAAAGTGCTGCTGTAGGAATTGATATTCCTTTTAATGCTCCTGGTGTATTTAGATCTAATTATACCACAGCTAATGCCATTAAGAACAATTTAATTAATTATTTTTTAACCAACCCAGGTGAAAGACCTTTAAACCCCACATTTGGAGGAGGGTTAAGAGATTTTATATTTCAACAAATTACTAATGATAATCTGGATTTTTTAGAAAAAAGAATTCAAAAAAATTTGATAGAATTTTTTCCTAATGTAATGATAGGCAATCTTGAAATACTAAGACAAGAAGATATAAACACAATAACCATATCATTAACTTATAGCGTAATCAATACTAATATAAGTGATATATTACAAATAGAATTTACATAATGGCCTTACCCGTAAATAGAGACATAAAATATTTAAATAGAGATTTTTCAGATATTAGAGCTAGATTAATAGAGTTTTCTCAAACTTATTTTCCTAACACATATAATGATTTTTCCCCAACATCACCAGGTATGATGTTTATGGAACAAGCAGCTTATGTGGGTGATGTAATGTCATTTTATTTAGATAACCAATTACAAGAAACATTTACCCAATTTGCTAGACAAACGAATAATTTATATGAATTAGCTTATATGTTTGGGTATAAACCTAAAGTAACAGGAGCAGCATCAACAACTGTAAAGATCTTCCAAACAATACCATCTAAACTATCAGGTACAGAATATGTTCCTGATTTTAATTATACTATGACTCTTGGGGAGAATAGTACTATTGCTTCTTCACAAAACTCTAATATAAATTTTCTTATAGAAGATGCTTGTGATTTTTCAATTTCAAGTTCTTTAGATCCTACAAAAATAACAATTTACCTAGTAAATGGTTCAGATCCTTCTTTTTTCCTTTTAGAAAAAGAAAGAAAAGCAATTTCATCTACAATTAACACCCAAACTTTTTCATTTGGAATTCCAAAACAATTCCCTACAATTAACATTAATGCAGATAATATAATAAAAGTACTAGATATTACTGACTCAGATGGTAATAAATGGTCTGAGGTTGATTACTTGGGTCAAGAAATGGTATTTGATAGTATAAAAAATACTAACCCTAATGACCCTAATAATGTAGAAGATGCTGGTGAAGTACCTTATTTACTTAAATTAAAAAAATGCCAAAGGCGTTTCACTTCAAGATTTACATCAGAAAATAACCTTCAAATTCAATTTGGAGCAGGTAATCCTAATGATACAGATGAGTTAATTACACCAAACCCAAATAATGTAGGTATAGGTTTACCATTTGAACAAGATAAACTTACAACTGCATATTCACCTACAAACTTTTTATTTACAAATACTTATGGTATAGCACCTTCAAATACTACTTTAACAGTAAGATATTTAACGGGTGGTGGGGTTGAATCTAATGTACCTTCTAATGATTTAACTAATATTAATACAAGTAATCTTAAATTTAATATATCATCTAATTTATCTCCTAGTATAGCAGATCAAGTATTTAATTCTTTAGCTGTTAATAACCCTAAAGCTGCTGATGGGGGAGCAGCCGGAGATACAGACGAAGAAATTAGACAAAACACTTTAATGCAAGCTGCTACCCAACAAAGAACAGTTACATTAGATGATTATACAATTAGAGCTCTAAGCATGCCCGGAGAATTTGGAATAGTATCTAAATCTTATATTGAAAAACCAAAACTAACAGATGAACAAGTTTCAACTATAGATAACTTATGTTTATATGTTTTATCCCAAAATTCTGCAGGACAACTAGATTATGCTACTAAAACCTTAAAAAATAACCTAAGAACTTATCTATCCCAGTATAGAATAATTGGTGATAATATTAAAATAAAAGATGCCTACATAATTAATATATGTGTTGATTTTGAAATAATAGTATTACCTAATTTTAATAATAATGAAGTATTATTATCTTGCATACAATTGCTACAAGAATATTTTAATGTAAGTAAATGGCAAATGAACCAACCTATTATGATTAATGATTTATTTGTTATGTTAGATAAAGTAAATGGGGTTCAAACTGTAAAAAAAGTTTATATAGCTAATAAAGCTGGCACAACATTAGGATATTCACAATATAGTTATGATATAGAAGGAGCAACTCAAAACCAAGTAATATACCCTAGTTTAGATCCTTCAATTTTTGAAATTAGATATCCTAATTCTGACATTACAGGTAGAGTAGTACCCTTATAAAATTAAGACATGGCCATATATAAATTATTCCCATATAAAGATTCAACATTATATTCATTTTACCCTGATATGAATACAGGAATAGATGCTATATCACAAATTTCAAATTTAAATATAGCAGTAGATACTAACCCACAAGTAGCTAGATTTTTAACTGAATTCGTCCAAGATGAAATTGAAGATGTTATTAATAATAAAATTAAAGGAGCAGAATGGGATGCTGATTTTAGATCTTTTATAGCAACAGCTCAAGGTATAGTTGAAGCCACAGATTTATCAGTTCATCCTTTAGCTCAATATTGGTATAATGGTACAGGTACTTATTTAGATCAACCTTTAACAACTGATGGTTGTAGTTGGTATTCACCTAACTTTAAAGGTTCTATAGCTTGGTCTTCAAGTGGGACAGATAATACTAATCACTTTGTTACAAGTTCTTTTAATTCTAATTTTGTAGGAGCTGGTGGGGGCGCTTGGTATCATAGTGGATCAGATGGTACTTTATATGCTGTAACCCAATCTTTTGACACAAGATCCACAAAAGATTTAAAAGTAGGGGTAAAAACTATAGTAGAAAAATGGTATAGTGGTTCTTTTAATAATTATGGACTTATTACTAAGTGGGAAAATGGGGTAGAATTTAATTCTAACACCCAAATCCAACCAGTAATGCAATTTTACAGTGTTGATACTAATACCATATACCCACCACAATTAGAATTTAAATGGAGAGATTATTCAAGTGTTTTAACAGGGTCTGCCACAGCTAGTATAGTAGATACTACTAATATAGTATCTTCATTAGCAGAAAACCCAGGTAAATTTACACCACAAAGTGTCAACAGATTTAGATTTAATGTAGCAGCTAAATATCCTATTAGAACATATACAACCGCTTCTAGATTTACAGGAGTAAATTATCTACCAACTGCTTCATATTTTTCAGTAAAAGATTTGGATACCAACGAAGTTGTTATAGATTACGACGACAACTATACACAATTAAGTTCTGATAATAAAGGAAATTATTTTAATTTATATATGAACGGATTAGAACCTGAAAGATATTATAAAATATGTATTAAAACTACAATAAATGGTTCTACATTAGTTTTGGATGATAATTATTATTTTAAAATTGTAAACTCATATTAATGGCCCAAAATATTAACTTAAACAAACAGGTTTTTAATAAGCAATCTTATAAAAAAACTATAAATACAAAATTTACTGAATTGGGGACTCCATCAACCCAAGATCAAATAAATGATCAACCTACAGTTCAAGAATTTTTTGATTTATATAATACTTTATTTTATGAAATTAATGAAATAGGAGAAACAAACTCACATGAGTTTTTGGTAAAAACAAGTGGGGAATACATTAATTCTGAATTAAATAATGAATTAATTGAAGCTCTACAAAATGAAATATCCCAACTAAGAGAAGATCTTTTAGAAGCCCAACAAGATTCAACAACTAACATCTCTACACCCTAATGGCAAGTGCAACTCGAATAAGTCCTAATGATTTTACTTTACAATCTTATGAAGGTAAAGATGAAAATTTAATAACTACCTTTGAAGTAGATACAAGATTAACAAGTCAAAGTTGTGTTGAATTTTTTGTATATGATAATAACAAAAACCTACTCTTTTCAGAAGAAAATTACACCAATTATCAAGTTGAATATGATAGTAAATCTGATAACCCAGATAATTTAAATAGTTTTACTATCTCTCCAAGTAATGATGTTACTGATGAAGGATTTAATGAGGGAACATATATAGCTTATTATAATTTTTTTACAAAAAGGATAGGAGACCCCCTTTCAACATTATATATATCTGAAATATCCACAGATAGAACAGAACTTAGATTAGAAAGCTCTACTATTTCAAATGATTTTTTAGAAGAAAAAACAAACTTATTTACTTCATACAGAGAAACTCAACCATATTTTGTAGATTTCTTATTAAATTTTGGAAATAATAATTTAGTTATAGCAAATAATTTAAAATTAGATAACCCTGATACTCCTTCTCCTAGCATAGTAGTTAAATTATATGAACCCCTTCCTTCTAATTTTAATATAAAAGACACTTTATGGGTTGTAACTACTTTAAATGAATCTGAAGCTTTTAATGTTAATATTCCATTAGCTCCCATTCAAGTTAGAGATACTACACCAATTTCAAGTCCTAATTTTAACATCCCTTTAAAATCTCAAGTTAATAACTCATCTCAAAAATTATCATATTCTGATATAATTAGTGGGGCTCTAACAGGTTCCCAAAACCAAATAGAGAGTTTATTATCCCAATCTGCTATTAATATTAGTGTAGATTATTCTGATTTTAATGATTTTATTCATTTTAGTTCTGCCCAAACTAGAATTGAAAATTTTTATTATAAAGTAAGTCTAATAGAAACTTACACTTCTTCATCAGGGATGTTAAGCAACATTACCAGTTCTACTACTAGTAAAATTATATTAGATAAAAAAATATCAAATGTAATTAAAAATTTTGATAAGTTTGAATATTTTATGTATTATAGTAGTGGATCAGCTACTTCATTCCCTAAACAAAACAACCAAAAACCATACATACCTTACTCAGTTACAAGTTCACAAGCTTTAACATGGTTAGGAAGTGAAGATGTAAGTAGTGCTTATTTTGGTGGTTTAATAGAATCAGCATCCAATTTTGATAATGCTAACCCAGATGAACTTAAAAAATCCATTCCAGAATACTTAAGGGAAAGTTCGGATAACCAAATGTATGATCTTTTTGTAGATATGGTTGCACAGTATTATGATAGTGTTTGGTTATATACAAAAGATATCACCCAAAAATATAATGCAGACAATAGATTAGATTTTGGTGTTAGTAAAGATTTAGTAGCTGATGCTATAAAAGATTTTGGTGTAAAATTATACCAAAACAATTTTTCTAATAAAGAATTATATACAACATTTTTAGGATTAACCCCTTTAGGAGGAACATTCCCATTCCCAGAAATGGTGAACCCTACAGGATCAACTACTATAATATCAGCAAGTGCTACTTTATATTCAGCTTCACATGAATTTGCTACTTCAACCAGTTATAACGATGTAGTATATTTAAAAAACATAAGTACTAATGCTGGTTCTTTTAATGAATTTTTTAACCTTACTCCTCAAATATATTTACGAGCAACAAACCCTTTTTCAGCAGCTAATAGAGGTATATTTAGAATTCAATACAATAATGACAATAATGTTGGCCAAGGAAATGCCCAAAAAGACGCATATCGAAATGGTATTTTAGATACCTCTAAAATTTTTAATATAGTATCTGGATCTGGAACTGCGGGTGAAACCCCTGCTATAAAATTATATTTAACCCAATCATCTGATTGGAGAAATACTTTATTTGCTGGTCCTACAGGGATTGGAACCCCTCCCCCATACTCTTATGAAATGAATTTTATTAGTGGGGGACTCACACCAGGGCAACTTCCATTTACTGTTGGGGGGTCAGGAACTTCTGCTACTTTTACAACAGTAGGTTCAATTATTTCTTCTTCTAACCCACCATCAGTCCCTTCAGGGTTTGAATTAGTAAATACACTAATATCAGCATCTAATGACATTATTCCTATGGATGATGTTAATAAATCTTTATATAAAAGATTATATCACAACATTCCATACTTGCTCAAATCAAAAGGAACTATTGCTGGGTTACGAGCTCTAATAACCTCATATGGTATACCTGATACTATACTTAAAATATCTGAATTCGGTGGTAAAGATAAAGTAAACGAAAATGATTATGATTATTATTTTAATAATTTTAATTATGCTTTTAATACTAATTCCTCAAATTATATAAATACCAATTGGAATGTAAGTAGTTATTTTAGAACACACCCTGATGATGTCCCTGGCACAGTAGAGTTTAGGTTTAAAACTGAAGGAATTCCAACATCACACCAAACACAATCTTTATGGTATACTAAACGAAATAATGGTGATGTAAGTAAACTTGTCACATTATCATACGTAGGATCGGGGTCTTCAAGTGGGTCTTATAATGGTTCTATACCTGACCCTTACAACCAGTACGGTACTTTAACTTACTACCAAAGACCAGGTACTTCAAAAGTAAAATCTAGTAGTATATCTTTACCTTTTTATGATGGGGGTTGGTGGTCTGTTATGGTTAGGAATAATGGGTTTACTTCTCAAGTAGGATATCTTGGTGATCAAGAAGCACTCTCAGATTTCATAATTGATGAAGACGGTAATTA